GGCCAGTCGGCGGAGCAGGCTTTCGCCGCCCCAAACGGTGCGCAGGGTGCGGGCGACCAGTCCGGTGGCGCTGGTGCTGGGGCTGCGTCGAGCGCGCCCACGCCGCCCGTCCCGCCGTCGCCCCCTGCGTCCTCCGGTCCGGCTGGCGTCGAAACCGACGCGGAGGGCCTGCCGTGGGATAAGCGCATTCACTCCGACCCGCCGAAAAAGAACGCGGACGGCAAGTGGCGCGCCAAGCGCAATCTCGACGACGCCGTGCGCGCGCAGGTGGTCGGCGAGTTGCGGCAGGTGATGGGCGCGCCCGCGGCCCCTACCCCGGCGGCACCGGCAGTCGGTGGTGCGCCGTCCGAATCGGCACCCGCTGCTCCGGCCCCGACGGCTGCCCCGCCTGCGCCCGCGCCTACGCCGCCCGCTGCTCCCACGGCGTCTGGACCGGACGCTGCCACAACTGCGCCTAGCGCCCCGCCGCCCCCGGCTCCGGTGGTCGCTCACGACCCGATGGCCGCGGCGCAGGCCGACGGCTGGACCGCGCACCCCGAATCGGCGGGCTGGTGGTACCGTGGGCAGGAGGTGCTGGCGGAAGCCGACGTGGCGGCGCGCTATCCGGCCCCCGCGCCGGTCGCCCCGACCGCACCGCCCCCGCCCGTGCCGACCGCCCCCGCCGCGCCCGCGGCTCCGGCTGCCGGTCCCGTCGCGACGTTCGCCGACCTGATGCGGAAAATTACCGCCATGCAGACGGCGGGCACGCTCACAGTCGAGCAGACCACGGCGATTTCGCAGGAATTGGGCATCACCGGCGTGCGTGACCTGATGCACCGCCCGGACCTGATTCCGACGTTCGACGCCAAGCTGCCGGTGGTCGCATAATGCGGTCCATCGGCTTGGGCGGACGGCTTGCTGCCGTGGCCGCCATCGCAATGGCGAGCGCGGGCGTGGGTCCGGTCGTGGTGTCGGCGGCGGGTGACGCTCCGCCGCCCCGCCCGCGCCCTAAGCGCCGCGTCGTCGCACGGCCCAAGTTCGGCGGGTTCGACCCCCGCGTGAACCGCTGGACCGGCAAGCCGCACGAGCACAAGCGCGAAATCGCGCGGCGGCTCCGGCAGACCGGCAATGGCCGTTAACGACCACGCCACGCTCGCCCCGTCCGGTGCTCATATTTGGGCACCGGACGATGGGTGCCGCGCCTCCGTGGCGATGCAGCGTGCGTACCCCAGCCCGGAGGATAGCCCGGAGGCGCGGGAAGGCACCGCCGCGCATTGGTACGTGTCAGAATTGCTGTCCGGGTGCGACGTGCAGGTGGGCGCGGTCGCTCCGAACGGGCACCCCATCGACGCCGAAATGGTCGATGCGGCGCAGGGCATCCTTATCGATATTCGCGACACCATGCGCGCCAACCCGGGCGGCGTGCTGTACGTCGAGCGCAAGGTGTTCATGGCGCACCACGTGCACGAGGGCTGCTTTGGCACGCCCGACGCCGTGTACATCGACGTGGCCAACCGCCGCGTGTTCGTGTGGGATTTCAAATACGGCCACCGGTTCGTGGACGCGCTCGGCAACTGGCAGCTGCTCCTGTACCTTATCGGCGTGCTCGAGGGCGCGGGCTTCTATGCCAACGTGCCCGCCCACGACCCCCGCACGTTCAACGGGTGGTCCTGTTACGTGAGCATCGCGCAGCCGCGCAATTATCACGCGGTCGGGCCTATCCGCGAATGGCACCTTGCCGGTGAGCAGGTCGCCGAGCGCATCCCCCAGCTGCGGCAGGCGGCGCACGAGGCCATGCAGCCGGATGCGCCGTACCGCACGGGCGACCATTGCCGCGACTGTTCCGGGCGGCATGCCTGCCCCGCGCTACAGCGCGCCGGTGCGCTCGCCATGGACGTGTCGATGCAAGCGCAGCCGGTGGACCTGCCGCCGCACGCGGTCGGCCTCGAATTGCGCCAGATTGACGAGGCGTTGAAACGGCTGGAGGCACGCAAGACGGGCCTCGAGGAACAGGCGCTGGGGTTGCTGCGCGGCGGCACGCTGGTACCGTTCTTCAGCGCCGAGCCGACGAGCGGCCAAGAGCGGTGGGCCATCCCGACCGACCAGGTGGTGGCGCTCGGCAAGATTTTCGACGTGGACCTGCGCAAGCCCGCCACGTTGACACCGAACCAAGCGCGAAAGGCCGGTGTGCCCGACGTCGCTATGGAAGGCATGAGCGAACGCCCACGGGGGGCGCTCCGTCTCGTGCGAGTGAAGGACGACGCCGCCAAGCTGGCGTTCGAATAGAGGAAGGACAGACGACCATGGCAAAGACGAGGTTTACCACCCCGGTTATGCGGTTCGTGCAGGGTAGCGTGGACGAGCCGCAGACCAAGGACGCGCAGGGCAACCCCCGCGTCGTCAAGACTGGCCCGAACGCTGGCCAGCCGAATCCGCAATATTTCGTGGCGGGTGCCATCGCCAAGAACGATCCCGCGTGGCCCGCCTTTTGGGCGCAACTGGTGCAGGCGGCGTTCGACGGCTTCCCCAACCTGTTCCCGATGGGCGCGCAGGCCGTCATCGCGGCGGGCGGCCCCACGCTGCTCCCGCAGGGCGCGCTGGTGCATCCGCAGTTCGCGTTCAAGGTGCTGGACGGCGACGGGTTCGACACGTCGGGCAAGCCGAACAACACCAAGGAAGGGTTCGCCGGACATTGGGTGGTGCGCTTCGCATCCTCCTATCCGCCACGCTGCTTCCACGCGGGCCGGTACGCCGCGAACGAGCAGATTCAGGAAAAGAACGCCGTCCGGCGGGGCTATTACATTCGCGTCAACGGCGCGGTGGAAGGCAACGGCAACGCGCAGCGCCCGGGCATTTACGTCAACCTCGATATGATCGAGTTGGCCGGGTACGGCCCGGAAATCGTGAGCGGCCCGGACGCAGGCGAAGCGTTCGGCGGCGGACCCGTGGCGTTGCCCGCTGGTGCGACCGCGGCCCCGACCGGCGCGACGTCGGCACCGCCGCCGCCCCCGGCGGCAGCTGGCCCCCAGCGTCCGACGGACCCCACGCATATCGCAAACGCGGGCACGCCGAACGAAATGTGGTGGAACGGCACCGCGTGGACGCCAGCCCCGGCAGCGCCCCCGCCCGCCGCACCGCCGCCTCCCCCGGCGGCTCCTGCCGCGCCGCCCGCTCCGCCCGCGGCCCCTCCGGCACCCCCGGCGGCAGCCGCACCGCCGCCCCCGCCGTACGAGGGTTTTATGCAGCCGGGCGCGGCCCCGGCGGCACCGCCTGCTGCTCCTGCGGCAAGCCCGCCTCCGCCTGCTCCTACTCCGCCTGCCTCGCCGACTGCATCCCCTACTAGGGTGATGCTCCCGGCGGCGAACGGCGCGACGTACGAGGCCATGATTGCCGCGGGCTGGACGGACGACACCCTGCGCCAGCGCGGCATGATGCAGTAATCACGGTTCCCGCCCCGGGCGTATTCCGGGGCGGGTGGGCGCCGCCTCGTAATAGAATGCCTGTCCTGCGCCGCGCTGCGGATCGCGCGCGGCGTCAACTCCGGTCCCGGGTGTCGGGAGTCGTCATGTACCGGGGAAGGCGGGAATAGCCCAACTATCTCATTTCAGGAGCACACCATGCGCACCATCTGGAAATTCCCGCTGCCGAGCGCCGAGCGCGCGCCAGAAGCCATCGTGTCGATGCCCAAGGGTGCGGAGGTCGTGCATTTCGCCATGCAGGGCGGCGCGCCGACCATTTGGGCGTTGGTGGACGACCAGGCCAAGCTGGAGGACCGCCCCTTTCAGACGTTCGGCACCGGGCATCGTATCACCGACGGCGCGGAATATGTCGGCAGCTATTACACCGGTCCGTTCGTCTGGCACGTGTTTGACATGCGCGTGGCGGTCGAAATCCCCGATGCCGTCGCCGAGTTGCCGCAGGCCGCCATCAATGCGTACATGCTGCTCCGCCGGGAGGGCTTCATGGCCAGCCAAACCTATCACCTCGACGGCCACCGCGTGCGCTGGGGGTGGGTCGCGCCGTCGCCGGATCCGCTCACCACCGAACAGATGATGGCGGTGGCTGAATTGCAGGAGCACGGCTTTGGTTCGGTGGTGAGCGCGTAATGTTCACGGGGCGGGCAGGCGTGGCCCTCACGCCGACCATGGATTTCGAGACGTACAGCGAAGCAGGGTACGTGTGGAACGAGGGCACCAACAAGTGGGTGTGCCTGCCGAACGCCCCCCAAAGCAAAAAGGGCCTCACCGTCGTGGGCGCTTCCGTCTATACGGAGCACCCCACGGCGGAGGTTCTAACCCTATCGTACGACCTATGCGACGGGCGCGGCTTGCGCCGCTGGCGTCCCGGCATGCCCCTGCCGGTGGACCTGTTCGAACACCTTGCGGCCGGGCGGCCAATCGAAGCGCATAACGCGATGTTCGAACGGCTGGTGTGGGAAAACGTCTGCGTGCTCAAATATGGGTTCCCGCCGCTGAACCCGTACCTGCTCCGGTGCAGCATGGCCACGGCCCGGGTGAATAACCTTCCCGGCGCGCTCGCCAATCTCGGCGCCGTGCTTCGGGTCGATACCCAAAAGGACAAGGACGGCAAGCGGCTGCTCGACAAGTTCAGCGTGCCGCGCAACCCGACCAAGGGCGACCCCCGCACGCGAATTCGCGTGGAGGACGAGCCGGACGAGGCGGAGCGGCTGTACGGCTATTGCGACCGCGACGTGGAAACCGAACAGGCGTGCGCCGTCGCCATGCAACCCATGACGGCGGAGGAATTGCACTTTTGGTTCATCGACCAGGAGATAAACCACCGCGGCCTTGGCATCGACCGCGACGGCGTGCGCAACTGCATTGCCGTGCTCGAGCAGGCATTGGAACAGTACGGCGAGGAATGCGCGCAGATAACCGGCGGCCTGCAGGCTGGCCAGCTGGCAGAGATTCGTGGGTGGCTGGTGGGGCAGGGCGTGCACGTGCCGGACATGCAGGCCGACACCGTGGAATTGACGCTGAAAAAGCCGGGGCTGCCGCCAGCTGCGCGCCGCGTGCTCGAAATTCGCGCGCTAATCGGCTCGGCGAGCGTCAAGAAACTGTACGCGATGGAATACCAGTGCAGCGGCGACGACCGGCTGCGCAACCTGATTGTGCACCACGGCGCGCGCACCGGCAGGCCGACGGGCGAAGGCCCCCAGCCGCTCAATCTGCCCAAGGCGGGGCCGCCGCTCGTATGGTGCGGCGCGTGCAATCATCCGCACAAGATGACGGCGGACGCCTGCCCGTGGTGCGGCGTCCCGTGCCCGCCTATCGAGCGCAAGGGCAAATGGCAGGCGGCCATGGTGCCGCACGTGCTGGAAATCATGGCTTCGCGCGCGCTGGGGCTGGTCGAATGGTTCTTTGGTGACGCGCTGCTTGCGATACAGGGATGCGTCCGCGGCCTGTTCGTCGCCCGGGAGGGGTACGACCTGATTGCGTCCGATTACTCCGCTATCGAGGCCGTGGTGGCCGCGATGATGACGGGGGAGCAGTGGCGCATTGACACGCTGCGCGACAAGCAGGACATATATTTGGCGTCGGCTTCCAAGATCACGGGCACGCCGCTGCAAACCTATCTCGATTACAAGACGCAGCACGACGACCACCACCCGGACCGGCAGAAAATCGGCAAGGTCGCCGAGCTCGCGCTTGGCTACGGAGGATGGGAAGGCGCGTGGCGTGCGTTCGACCCCGACGAGGGGAACAAGACGAGCGGCGAGGTAACGGGCATCATCACGGCGTGGCGAGACGCCTCGCCGCAAATCGTCGCCTATTGGGGCGGCCAGCGTGTCCGCAACCCGAACGGCTGGGGGTGGCTCGACGAGTTATACGGTATCGAGGGGGCCGTAATTCGAGCCATCCAATCCCCGGGCACCTATCACGAGCCGAACCCGCCGAGCACCGGCGCGGTGCGGCCCTTCCCCGTCAAGCTGGGGTTTTGGGTCGGCCCGGACGTTGACGGCACGCCCACGCTGTTCATGCGCCTGCCGAGCACCCGCGTGCTCAAATATCGGGAGCCGCAGCTGGAGCCGTCGCCCAAGCGCCCGGGCACGCTGGCCATTTCGTACATGACGTGGAACAGCAACCCGAAATACGGCGCAATGGGTTGGGTCCGTATGTCCACGTGGGGCAGCCGGATATTCGAGAATGCCGACCAGGCGATAAGCCACGACGTCCTGCGGTACGCCATCATCAACCTGCGCGCGGCGGGCTATCCCACCGTGCTGCACGTGTACGACGAAATCGTGGTGGAGGTGCCGCAGGGGCTGGGGACAATCGAGCAGGTGGAGTCGATCATGTCCACCATGCCCCCGTGGGCGGCGGGCTGGCCTATTCGCGCGGCGGGAGGCTGGCGGGGGCGTCGGTACCGGAAGGGCTAGGCGGGCAAGCGAACGGCAGCTGCGCCCCGTTGGCGACCGCCCACCGGCAGATGCGCCCGCCGGCGCGGCTCACCCGTTCGCCCCAGCTTTCCACCTCTACGTCGTATTGCGCGGCAGCCTGCGCCGACGTGACGATTTCGACTGGCGCGACCGGCTTGGCCTCCGTCGCCGCCCGAATATCAGCGGCAGGCGGGAATAGCGGCGATATCCGTTCCTTGCTGGCGCAGCCGCTCGCACCCAAGGCGCACGCGGACAGCATCGGGAGCAGTATCTGGCGTCGTGGCAATCGCATCGACCAATCCTTTTTCATTCGCCGTCACCGCCGCGGCGTCGGCCACTCGTTCGTCGGCGGCCTTGTCGGTCGCGCCCTGGTCGCGCTTGACGGCATCCACGTTCGCTTCCGCGCGCGCAGCCGCCGCCACCGCCCGTTCGCTCCGCTTGCCGTCGCACTGGCCGACGAGGAAGCACAAGGGGGCGGCGATCGCCGCGCCGACCAGCCCGCGCCACCACGGCAGCACGGCGGCGGGAACCGCGATCACTTGGCCGCCTCCGCCAGCTTCACGTGATAGTTGAATTGCCGGAAGCCAGGCCCGTTGTATTTGCTCACGAACGGAATGCAGCTGTCCGGGTCGCCGGGGCGGCAGGCGCGCAACTCGTCCTCGAGGCCGTTGGTGCGGACGAACCGCGCGAAGCTATCGAGGTGCGCCGCTTCGCTCACGGTGAGGGCTTCCACCATGTCGAGCGCCGACGCATACCCCAGCGCCACGGCGTTCTCGCCGAGCACCTGAAACGCGCCCCAGCTGCACGCCCGAAAGGCCGCCTCCGGGTCCAGCGCGCATGCGGCGGCCAGCTTGTCGTATTGCGCCGAGAACGCGCCGTACCCGCCCGGGCCGTAGGCGGGGCCGGACAGGTCGGGGTGGCTCTTGTCGAACCGTCCGGCGGGGTCGGTGTTGCGACGAAAAACGTGGCGCTCGTACAGCGGGTTGGGGCGGCCATCATCGTCAAACGGGCCGCGCGGAGCCTCCACCTTGCGCACCGCTCGAATGATGGTGACCGGCGCGCGCAGGTCCGCCGCCACACGGTCGAAATCCGCTGCGGTGAGCGCGGGCGCTTTCTTGTTCGACAGGTGCGCGAATAGCGCGGCCTTGCTGCGAGTGCCGAACGCCGTGCCGTACCCGGGCGTGTCGGGGGTGATGCCGATGCGGTCGTGCAGTGCGCGGATGGTGAGACGCATGGGAGTCGACTCCTATTCTTTGGGCGGCGACGTGCCGAGAATGCCGCGGGCCATCGTCTGCAACCCGGCTTTCAGCGCCGCGGCGAGGTTCGACTTGCCCATTTCGATAATGCCGACGCCCAGCGCGCCGTACCCGACGCCCAGCCAAAAAGCGCGGAACACGTTGATTTCGGATCCCTCCACCGTGACGATTGCGCCGAGCATGGCCAGCGCGCACACGGCAAGGTTCCAGACGATGGATTTGGTTTTGGTCCACACCAGCACTCGGACCAGCACGACCGCAAGGCATGCGGCGACCGTCGGTGCAATAGGAACCATCAACCCCAAGCCGCAGTAAAGGCCAGCGGCGCACACTCCCGTTTTCGTCACCGCCGACACGCTCCCCGCAACCCCTTTCCGTTCAGTGGGCGTACACCTTCCCGTATGCGAAAGCGATGGAAACCAACACGATGCAGCCGAACACACAGACGGGCCGCATGAGCCGGGGCCAAGCACTGTATGCGTCCACGACGACGTACCGTGCCGGGCCGGTTTTCAACGCGATGCAGATTGCCGGGTAAATCGCCACCAGAATAAGCATCCACCCCAGCACCAGCCACAGGGCCAACGAATCCGCGATGCGCTTGCCCGTGAGAATTAGGGCCTGCGTCGCCGTGCTTACGTCGGCATCGCCGTACACCTGAAGGTACAGCACCTCTGGCATGGATCGCGCAAAGGCCGCGCTTCCCGCCAACCCGATCATAGCGCGGAACAGAAATAGCAAGCCGGTGGGGTGCTCGTTAAAGCGGTCGCGCCACGTGTCTCGTGCCATCCATCCGGCCACCGCTATGCCGAGACACGCAATGCTCATTACAGAGGTGAGCGCGGCGGCATAGAGGAAAGGGTTTCCGTCGAACGACGGCGGTAGGTGCGTCATTTCCACCAGTTTCTCGACGGATAGCTTGGCGACACTCATGGCTTGTTACCTCGTGTTCGCGAACGCCGTACGTACCGCCTGCGCAGCCACCATGCAATGGCGGCAGAATCGAGCAGCATGGCAACGCAGAAAATCGACAGCACCGGGGCCTCCGATTAAAAAGAACACCGCCAGCTGCGCGTGCAGCACATTCTGCAACCGGTCCGTGTAGGCGTCCGCGTCGAGCAAGCCCCACTGATACGCGATGTGCAATGCGACCTGAACGGATGACAGGCCCCAAAGGCCCCAACCCCACCAGCGTCGAAATGCGAATACCGCGCAGGTGCCATATACGGCGTCGGCAAGCAGCCACAAATCCTTGCTCGTTACGGTGATGCCCACCGCGGCGAACGCCAGCTTGGGAGCATACGGCGTGTAGGCCAGCGCGCAGAACACGAAATTGGCGAACAGCAACGCGGCAAGGGTGAGGGCTTCCCCGCGTCCCCTATGCACAAACGCGGCGACCACTAGGGCCGCCGCGCAGAATGCGCCGTTTGCCGTGAAAAGCGGCAGGTCGAACATTACTTGGGCTTGTCCGGGTCGCCGTGCCCCCCGCCCCCGCTTTCCATCTGTTCGACGGTGAGCGCGCCCGCGTCATCGGCGGTAAACTCCCGCACGGTGTCGGAACCGACTTCCTCCACGTCGCCATTCGGAAGGACGATACGAGCCGTTTTCCCGGCAGGGACAGCGATGGTGACACGTACAGACATAGGTGACGTTTCCCTTTGCGATTAGCGCCAACGGCGTACTAGCCGAGCACCACCGATGCCAGCCAATATTGCGTCCCGTTTGAAACGAACGTGTACACGCTGGTGGTGTTCGGGGCCGCGGTTGGCTGGGGAATGGCGGGGCTTGCCTTGAAGCTGCCGCTTGCTGGCCAGTTGACGATATGGCCGCCATTCCCGTCCTGCGTGACTATAATCTTGAGCTCGTGCCCCTTGTGGGCGACGGCTTCTGCATAGACGGCAGGCACGTTTACGGCCAAGGTTACAATCAACGTATCGGCCAGCCGCGGCGCCACTAGCGCCTCCGCCGTCGAGTTGTACACCATGCGGTCGTACAGGCCGTCGAGAATGCGCCGCCCCATCGCGTCAATGACGCCACGACCAGGCACGAACGTCGTGCCGCGCCCAATGTCTAAGTCGTGATGCTGGAGCGTGCTGCTATCAATCTTGATATCACTCCAGAACGTGCAGCCGTGGAAAGTATAGGCGTGTGTCGCATCCGTCCCCTTGTCGATATAAACCGACGGGTTATTGGTATCGCTGGTAAACGCCGAGCATTGAATGAAAGTAAATCCTTTCTGCTCGTTGGATCCCGTCACGCCGTAGTACAGTCCGCCCGCACCTTCCTTCCAACAACCGATGGCTACGCCGCCGAACGCGCCCGCACTCGACTGGTCGTTGCCCTGATTTCGGATGAAATAGCCGGAGTGGGGCTTTCCGGGTTGTACGTCGGTGCCGCCCTCTTGGCAGTTAATCATGGTGTACCACTGCCCCCCGTGGTCGAACCAAATGCCGTTGTCGCACAACAGCCGGTCCGCCTCATTCGTCGGGTCGTCGTGGTACACCATCACCGTGTCGAATAGCGGCTGGTCGGCGTTCCATTCATTGATATGGATGGCGGACACGGCGCAACCGATCGCCGTGATATTGCGAAACACGTAGCCGAAAAACTGGCGCAACGACGGTCCAGCGGTCGGCGTGCCCCACTCGCCGACAATGCAGCCGTCACGCAAGATATGCGAGAACCCAAGATTTTCGACGATGTTCTTTACGCTGCCGTCGGTCTGCGTGGACGACATGAATTGCAGGCCGTACCCGGCTTTGTAATTGCCATCCAAGCTGATCCCGCGCCACAAGACGCCCGAGCACCGATCAAATTTGACCATCGGCTTGGCAGGCGACGTCGGGCCAATCCATTTCAGCGCCGTGCGCATAGAAAAGTTACGCGGACCGCGCGTGCCGTCGTACCCGGACGACCCCGTGAATTGCAGCCCGGAAAGCGATGCCGGGGCAAGCAGGGTGTCAGAAATGCAGTAAATGCCTTGTGGAAAATGCAGCGACCGCAACTGCAGATAGAACATGTAGATTAGCGCCGCTTGAATAGCGTCGGTATCGTCCGTCGAATTGTCGCCCCGGGCACCGAACATTTTTACGTCAATGTCGGTTTCCGCCAGTCGAAACCCGCGCCCGTTCGTCGTAATAAACGACAAGCGCGGATAATTGACCACAAACGCGGCGTCCACGGCAGGGTCGTACACGTAGCGAGCCGGACCCGATCCGCGCACGGTATGGCCGCTCGTCTGGACGATATCAGTCCCCGCAGGCACCGCAATGCCGCTCCCTGCCGTGAACAGGCCGATAGACATGGCATTGCCGCCCGGGTCGCCCTTGTCGCCTTTGAACCCCGGCTCATTGGCAATCACGCGGTCGGCAAGGTAGTCCAGATAATCCTGGTAAGAACCGAGGTTGCCCGCCAGCCGCCAAAGTTGATAATCCGACGTGCCCCGCGCGCCGCTCACGACGACCTGCACCCCCGTGTTGCGGCGATATGCTGCGCTTAGAAGCGTCATTTAGGAAACTCCCGGGGTAAGAATTAGAGGGCCGCGCAGTAATGGAACGCGCGTGCCAGCTTGGATACAAACGAGGTCGTACGCGAGTTCGACGATTTCCATTGGCCCGGGCAACCCCGCCAGCACTGTGCCATCAACGAACAGCGCGACCATGCCAAGGGCCGTGTCGATGGCATCAACCTGCGCAGTCATAAGGCGCTGTCCGTTGGCGCCAGCCGCGTAACGCACGCCCATGTCGAACCGCGCACCTGTGAGGTCCAGCGCCTCACCTTCGCCATCGGTGAACGTAAGCGTGCAACCGAACGAGCCGTTGCGTTGCACCTCGAGCGGCAAATATGCTGCCATCCTAAAATGCCTCCCGAAAGGTGATATCGACTGCCGCATGCCTGCCGTATTCCAGTTCGGGCGAAATGTCCGCATCAGGCACGAGGGTGGCAACAGTCGAAGGCCAATCAAAATCGGCGGGGGTGTTCGCCCCGATTGCCTGCCGCAGCGGCGTACGGATGCTCACGGTGGCAATCTGCCCATCATGTTTCAGCACCCGGCGCACGCGATAGCAGCGCCGGCCCGCAACCGGGTGGCTGATAGCGAACACCTCGCCGCCGCGCAGTCGCTGCCCTCGCTCAATCGAAATGCGCAATGCCGTAGCGCGCAAGGGTGCCGCGTCCACGATGTTGGCAACCACGAACGGCGTGGCGAAAGCGACAGCTTCGGGAAAGTAAGGATCCGGGCTGCTCGCCACCAGACGGGAAGGGGAGCCCGGCCGACCGCCGATTATGGGGCGGGGAGCGTGGCGAATATCGGCAATCGGCACCAGCACTTTCATGGTGCCGTTTTCCAGATGGTCCTCCCACGCGCGCCACGCCCGTACGAGGTCGGGAGTGCTCAACTCCACCCCCGCCATCGTGATAATCCAATACCCCCCGCCATCGGTGCGGATAACGTCTTGCTCGCCGGATAGAGCCTCCCCACCCGAAAGGGTCGAACCGGCGGGGCGCATGGTGATGCGCGCCGGGTTGAACAGGTGGGTGGGAAAAGTCAGCATTCGGATATCCTATCGCAAAAGCGGCGGCCCGTCATCAATCTAGCTGCACTTGGTTCTGCTTGATGTTGTGAGACAGGACGCCCGCCGAATAGTAGGTATGGGCGTCGTCAACGGTGAGGCGTACGACCCGTGCGGGCGCAGCGGGCGTTCCGATATCCCGCATACGAACCCAACCGCCGCCGAGCCACACGCGATGGCCCCCGGTGGCATGAATGCCAAGACCCTGCCATACATCGTCGCTTTCGACCGTTTGCGCGGCGACCACCGGGAACGCTCCCCATTTCATGGTATCCTCGTGCTGCGTCCACACCTGGTCGCCCACGGCAATGTCTCCCGCGCGTTTTTCGCTGCCGTCGGCCATGAGCACGGGGGTATCTTCCGTAACGCAGTAGCCGCCCCCGCCGCCTCCGCCCCCGCCGCCTCCGGGGCTGCCCCCGCCAGACGATAGGGTAAACGTCACCTCCTGCGAGAAATTCAACAGCGCCGGGTTGTCGCTCCACGTGTCGAACGCCGCAACCTTCGCGTAATAGGTGTTCGCGGCGAGGCCGTACAGATACTGCGGACTGGCACCCAAGTTGCGAGCGATGAAACCCTGCGTGAGCGGGTCGAAACCTGCCGACAGGCCGTACGCCACCATGTACCCGGCAAGGTCGCCAGCGGGCGACAAAGCGAACGCGATAGCCCCGGTGTCTGCCGTGCTGCCGGACGCATCCGGGTTCAAGACTGCCGCAGGGGCGGGGTTTGTAAGCAAGCCCGACGAAATCGGTGCTCCGGCTCCGGCGGCATTCACGCCCGCCACGTCCACGATGTAGGCCCGCGCCACGCCGTCCGCTGCGGCCTGCGCCGCGGTATAGCTTACGGTGCGCCCGGTGGTAACGACGGTGCGTGCGAGTTCGCCCGGAAGGTCCACCGCCCGATTGTCGGCGTCGGCACGCCATTGCATGCTATCCACGGTGGCGTTTTGGTCCGTCATCGCCCCGCCCGCATACAGCGTGCGGCCTGCGGTCGTGGGCGTATCCAAGAACGGCACGAACACCCCCGCATCGTTCAGCACATAGAACGTCACGGTGGTGTCTTTGTACGCGACCGCAAAAAGCCGTTGCGGGCCAAGATTGATGCCCGCCGCCTGCGTAAAGGGCGCGCTTAGCACGCCGCCGATGTACGTGTAATAGTTACCCGTGTCGGCATAATACAAAGCGAAATCGAAACGCTGATACTGCGGCCCGCTTTCTTGCTGCCCGCGCTGTTCGGACAGCCCCACAATGGATTCTCGCGACGGTAGGCGAAAGATAAACAGCGCCTCGCCAGTGAACCCCCTATACGAGTAGAAATTACCATCCCACCCACCGCTTGCGTTGCTACGGGTCGCGGTTCCGGGTCCGAACGTATACTGTGCGACCGGGCCTTGCCGGTACAGGCCGGGGGAATAATCCCGCTTGGCATAGAACCGCCAGCGATAGCTGCGCGCACGGGAAACCGGGTCCGTTGTCAGGTCCAGTGTATCGCCCCAATTCGTAAGCGCGATAGCCACGGCGTCGGCGGGTGGCGTCGCGTCAATATCGGTGTTGACCAGCGCCGGTTCGGAATAATCGGACACGCGGCCATCGCCGGTTTGATAAGCCACCTCAACTTCCACCATTTTATCGAGCGGGACAAAAGAGGTGAGCAATTCGACCGCCGCGCTAGGGTCCACGTCGGAATATCGCTGTTCATTCCAAACCGCGGCGCCCTGCACGCGCCACCGCGCGTACCAAGTCAAATCGTCCCGTTGCAGGCCGGACACGATGACGGAAATACGCCCGCCGCTCCCTTCCTCCGTGGCATCGGTATAGACGACACCGGCGCTTTCGATCACGGGGGCGTTGACGGGCTGGGGGGCGATACGGTTGCCCAACGCGGCCGGGCTGCCTTCCTCCGTCGCCGGGTTCCATGCGTCGATATTTGCGTCTGCCGCCACCCATAGAAACGTGACGCCGCCGGTTTGCAGGTTGCGTGTCAGCTGCGTGATTTCCGCCACGCCATCGAAAAACACGGCCCCGGCTTCAATAATCCGCAGGCGGATATATCGCTGGCCCCGCGCGATACGCCCCGCCACGTTGGTCGTGACTGTACCGCGGTACGGTGCCATGAGACGCGCCATGGTGCGCTTGGCCAACCGTCGCGCCTGCCCCCACGAGGGCACGGGGTTCTCAAGCGGTTGCGACCGGATAGAACCGCGGCGCGCCACGTCGTCCTGGTCCTCCCACGGGTCGCATTCGACGGTGCCGAAATCGTGCTGGTCGCTCACGTACGACAGCGTTATTTCATTCACGGTGCTTTCGTCGTCGATGCCGGTCTGCCAGCTATACGAAACGATGTGCTCCGGTCCGATTTCGACAGTCGGCGCATAGTATCGGCCCGCGAACACGACCAGCGCACCGTCGGCGCGCGGCGAGGTCCATCCGTCAAAGCACGCGGTGAGGGCGTCGATTACGTCCTTATGCGGATCCGTCAATTTGTGGGAAAAGGCCGACCGATACCGCGCCTCCGACCCGCCTGCTTTCAACGGCACCTGCTCGTCGCATACGTTCGCCGCCTCCGTCCAGTAAGACAGCGTGGGCACGAAAAAAGTGGCCCACGCGGCGCGCAACGCATTCGGGCTGGGGTATTGCTCGTCGGGCAGGCGCTTGGCTTTTTCGACGGTGAGCCGGTAATGCGCCAGATGCAGCAAGGCGTTCTCCGACCATTTCCATGTCGCCATGTCGCCGACGTCCTGCGCCGGATCGCGCCAATCGAACACCAGCTGCCACCGCGCCACGATGCTGGCGGGTACCGGACCACCTTGCGGGTAAGTGTCTTGGTAGTCGTCGGCCTTGACCGCCTTCCACGTCGTGGCGACCGTCACAACGCCATCCCCGCGGTGCTCCGGCGTCCAGATGCCGGGAAGCAGTGCGCCGATAGCCGGGAAATATTGACCGTAGGGCAGCCCTCGCGTCTCGAGCCACTGCACCACGTTCCGCTTGTACCGTTTATCGGCCCCTTGGTTCACGCTGCTATCGGTGAGCGTTACCGCATCGTCGCCAAGGTACCGACGCTCGATTCCGTCAATCTGCCCGTCATGTATCGCGAAGACGTCAACCGCCGTGCCGTTGGCCGCGGTTTCGAACAGCGCATACGCGCCGTAAAGACGGCTTCGGCCATACGCGCGAACCCGAGGCGGGATTGCCGTTTTCAACGCCCCTTCCGTCGTGGAGGGCTTGGGCAGGCTGGGTCCGATACCTAGCAATTTGGCGGCGCTGGCCACGCCTGCGCTGATGACGGCGCCGGTGATGGCGGTGGTAATTGTTGCCGCCGCGGCTGTTGAAAGGCCCGCGCTTACGAGTGTGGCGGAGATTGCCGCGCCGACTCCCGGGATGGCAACCACGGCGATCGCCGCCGCGACCAACACAATGCTCGTAATCGTCTTGCCCATTATGGCCGCCAAATAGCTAGGGGTTGCGCCGGTCCGGCTTCAATGCCGCGCAAGCCTAGCGTGACCCATCGCCCATCGCCATAGATGGCACACGCCTGGTGCACGCCGTCATCGGTGGGCGCTTCGATCACGCCAACGTCTCCCAGCTGCGGCTCGTCTACGCGGGGAAGCGCCAAGCCTTCCATGCCGCGTTCCGCCAGCCCCAGCACGCCGCGCGCCGCGACCAGCTTGCGCATCGCCTCCCGTTCATTATCGCCGCGCATGAACGCAAAGGGGTCGTCGTGCCCGCACAGAACAACCCAATCCGCGGCGAACAGCGCGCAGGGCACGATGCCCGTCGTGGGTCGCTCCGCGGCAGCGCGGATATAGTCGCCAAGGTTCATTTCGACGCAGGCCCGAACCGACGCGACGTACCGCTAGTGATGCCCGCGATATGAGAAAAAAAGGCATCCGTCGGCGACCGCCTACGTTGGTCCGCATCCGTGAAAAATGCCTGCGGCGCGTACGACCGCCCCGTATCGGACGACCCGACCGACAGCTTGATAGTGCGTGTGCGCCCGCTGTCCCCGCCACCTTGGCTGTCAACGGTGAGACTGTCCGCCCGAAATACTGCCTCCCATTCCACCGGCCCCAGCTGTTGCCAGTCGGAGTCAAAGTCGATGCGGCCAAGATGAACCGCCGCGCCCTTGGTGCTGGCCGCGTCCTCGAGGGCCAGGCGCAACGTCTCCGCCGACACGCCCGACACCGTGAATTCCAGCCGCTCGGCAACGCCATTGATTAGCTGTTGAAAGTCGGGGGCGCTTAGGAGCTCGCCAGCGCCAAGATAGGTCGCGCGCGTCGGCTCGACGATATCGGCGGGGATTTCCAGCGGCCCGACGCCCGACCATACCCGGGCGGGCGGGTCGGAGGCGATGCGCAACAGATAGCTTTCCCTCACTTCCGCCATTACGACGTCCCCAGCTTTTGGAACCGGTCGAGATTGCCCGGAAGCGATTTCTTTGCCGCATCGAACGACGCCGCGCCAGCCTGCGCCGCCTTGCGCGTGGCCACGGTGTTCACGTGGCGGAGCAGTTCGGGCGTGGTGATGCCGTACCGCGCGTCCAGCGTGAACGATTGCTGCACCACGGTCGTGCCCCCGCCGCCAGCCTTGTTCATGCGCCCCAGCGGCACAATCTGGCCCGACTGCGACGGCATGAACCCCTCCGTGCCCCCGCCGTCGTTCACGCGGTACAGCTTGCCCGCGGTGACGTGCCCGCCGGACGCGCGCGCCGGTACCACCGCCGGGGTGCTCTTTTTGCCGAACAGGCCGCCAATCACGCTGCCGAGAATGGAACCGCCGCCCCCGCTCGACGCACCCGCCACGGCGTCGTACAGCGGCTTCAGCACGTTCTGTTCCAGAAAAATCTGCAACAGCGATTTCAGGAACGGGTCCTTTACGCCGAGCGTCTTGGCCGCTTGCTCCGTGATGGCGTCATCAACGGATTTCAGCTTGTCGGCCACGGCCTGTTCGACCTGCGCCTTGGGGTCGTCGAGCGACCGCCGAAACTGCGCAATCGGCCCCTCGTACTGCCGGTCCAACGCCTGCTTGTCCGCGCCCTGCAGCTTGTCCAGCTGCGCCAGCCGCGCCTCCGCAATTTTCTGCTCCGTCTCCGTGCGCCCATTGGCCACGGTGATGGCGCGCAATTCGATGCGCTCCTGCTCGTATTGCAGGTCGAGCAGCCGCAGGGCCGCGGCCTTCCGCTGCTCCTGCGTGTTGAGGAGCGGCTGTTGCGCCTGCAACAAATCGCGCTCGTTCGTGATGCCCGCCAGCTGGACGTCCAAGGCTTCCTTGGCCACGCGCTGCCGCTCTTTCAGGTCCACCACCTGCGCCTCGAGCGTGGCGCGCTCGTCGTTCAGCCGCTGCAATTCGAGCAGCCGCGTGCGCCCTTGGTCGCCTTCCCCCAGCTGGCCCTGATTGAATGCTTGCCGCAGTTCCTCGTTACGGTTCTGGCGCTCGTCCTCGATACGCGCCTTTTCGATGGCCGCGCGTTCCTCCGCGCTGTTCGCCAACTCGGCGCGCGCTGCGGCAATGTCATTGTTGGCGCGGCGCTCCTGCGACGCGAACCGGGCCGCATCTGCCGCCACGTCACGTACCTGCGCGGCTTCCTTGCGCGCCGCTGCCCGTGCCGCCGCCGCTTCACGCTTGGCCGCGGCAGCGCCCGTGCGCGCCGACCGGTCGCCCGCCGCACCGCGCGCCGCGCTGCGATAGTCGCTGGCATCCGTCTGCGACGCCGACCGGGCCGCCTCCGGGGACAGGCCGGAGGCGCGGTATTTCTTGTACTGGTCCAGTTCGAATTTCTGCGCCTCGAGGCTGTCAATCTGGCCACGCAGGCCGCGCTTGCGCGCCACCGTGAGGTCGCGGGTAACGCGGGCCAGTTCGCCCTCTACGTCCCGCCCGCCTTCACGCTCCGACCCCGTGGTGTAATTGGCCAGTGGCGTTCGCACGGCGCGGTCGATGCCTTCCTGCGACGCCCGGATGCGAGCCTGCGCAGTCTGGTAATCCTTCATCGCCTGCGTGCGCGCGTTCTCGTCGCGCCCGATGTACCCCACCTTGGCGTTGAACGTGCCGGACGCCGCGGTGAACCGGCTGCGTGCGTCGGCGGCTTGCTGCTTGGCGCGCTCCTGGTCGGTGGCGAGGGCCACGAACAATTCGCGGCGCCGCGCCCGGGCCAGCTGCTCCAGCTTGCCCGCCGCCTCACCCACCGCACCGGCGAACGCCCGCACCTGCGACGTGCTGGACGCCGCCTGCCCGCCCACGGTGCCAATGGCCGACGCCGCCCCCTTGGCGTACCGGTCCACCTGCGCCAGATTGGCGGCCAGCGTGTTGCCTTCCTCCGCAAACGCCTTGGTGTCGAACGTCGCCGACTTGGCCTGCGTCGCATAATAGATGATGCCCGCCACCAGCGCGGAGACGGCGAGGAAGGGCAGGGCGGCGGTAAGCGTCGCCATCGCGCCACTGAACAGTGCCGTAGCCGCCGCGCCCGCACGCGCCGCGGTACCCGCCGCAACCGTCGCCACCGCCTGCGCCTCCGTCGCCACGGCTGCGCGGCCCTGCGCGGCGGCCAGCGCCGTCTCCGACGCGATAAGGGCGGCGTTCGCCTCCGTGTTGGCGACCACGGCCACGGTGAGGGCTTCCCGGGTGGTCGCATTGGTGCCCATCGACGCCACGAGCGTCTGCTTGGCGGCCACCTCCGCCTGCGTGCTGGCGACGTCGGCGGTGCGCGCGGCAACCTCCGATTCGAGCGCGGCCACTTCCGCAGCTGCCGCCGCCGCGGTCGCGCTCGCCTGCGCCAGCGTCAACTGCGTGCGGCTCACATACGAGGCGTTGCCGGCGAGGATTTGCGCGGCCAGCGCCTGGTCCACCTGCAACGCGCGCGCCGCGCCCGCCGCGGCGAGGTCGAACACGGCCGGGCCGAGTTTCAGCGCGGCGAACCCGGCAGCGATGCCGCCGAGCGCGGGCACGATCACGTCCAGATTGTTGGCCAGCGCCGCGATGCCCTGCCCGATACGGGCGGTGATTGACAGCGCCTGGTCCGTCTCGCCGATATACTTCCCCAAAGCGTTGTTCAGCACCGTGAACGACGCGCCGATGGTGAGGTTGGCCTTGGCGGCCTGCGCCTCCAACTGCGCCGACCCCTTCAGGAAGCCTTGAAAAAAGTCTTGGCTCGTCACCTTGCCCGCGATGACGTCCTGCCGCAACTTGCCGACCGACCCGCCGTATTTCTCGATGCCGTTGGCAACGGCCTGCAGGATGGGACGTGCGCCCTCGTTCACGGAGTTGAATTCCTCCGCGCGAACGATTTGGCCCCCAAGCGCCTGCGACAGCTGGAGCAGCGCGCCCTGCGCCTCCGCCGCGGACCCGCCCTGAATTTTGATGGCCGCCGCCACGCCGTTGGTGAACCGCAGAATGTCCGTCTGCGACGCGCCCAATTCCTTGCCCGACTGCGCCACGCGGCTGTACAGCGTGCCGAGCGTCTCCAGCTGAACGCCGTACCGCTGCGCCGTGTCGTACAGCGCGTTCTGCACCTTGCCGAGATTCTGGCCCTCCACCCCGGCCACCTTCAGCCCGTTGGTGAACCGGGTGTACCCGTCGGCCAGTTCCTTAATCGCGTTCAGCCCGGCCGCGCCGGCGAGCAGCGACGTGGAGGCGAGCAGCGCCTTGCGGATGCCGTCGAACGAGCGCGTTACCTGTTGCTCGGCGCGAATGGCGTTCTGCCGAATTTCGGTGCTGCCCTGTTGCCATAGGCGCATCGCCTGGTTCACGTTGGCCGTGTACCGGTCCAGCTTGGCCTCGAGCTCGACGATGACGGAATCAGCGACAACGGCCATTAGTGTTTCGTCCCGCTAATGCCGAGTTCCGCCAATTCGGCTTGGCGCTGGCGCACAAAGTCCTCGTCGGGGAGTTCGGCGGGTTCGTTCGGATCCGCGTCGTGGCGCGCGTTCCACGTCGCGCGCATCGCCGTGTATTCCCAATAGGTGAGCCGTCGGGCTTGGTCCGGCGGCACGTTCATCATGGCGCAGTCAGTCAGGGCACCGGCGTAATCGAACCATCCGCCGTCATCGTCTCCGCTTCCGCTTCCTCCGCGCTTTTTTTTTGTGCGTCGGGGTCAACGTACCCGTTCACCTTGGCGTGAAGGATGGCCGCGGCGAGGTTCCATTGTTCCATGAGCGGCATGGCGAGCAGATAGCGTTCGACCAGCTGGTTGGCGCGCAACGCGCCCACCTTCACCTCTTGGTCGTTCACGATGCCTTCGCCGCCGCCAATCAGGCCGTGGCGCACCGTCTCCACCAAATCCTCGAAATGATAGGCCGCATACGCAGGGTGGCCAACGGTGATATCCTCCGCCAGCCGACCCTGCAGCACCCGCGCGAATATCGCGCCGATGCCCGCCTTGCATTTGGTCTGCAACTCGGCGATTTCGCCAAGCCCCAGCGCGAAACGGTACGTGCCGTCCGCAAATGCGAGGTCGATATGCGTCTGCATCGGTTACGCGCCCGCGGGCACCCACACCCATTCGCCGTCGCTGGCGATGGATACGGAAATGGTGCCGAATTCGCCGCCGCCGGTGTTGCCACCGATTTGCATGTTGGTGAGCATGGCGGGGCCTTCATAATAGCCGGTGCCGACCGTCGAACCCGCCGGACGCGCGATGCGAAACCGGTAATTCTTGGTGACGCCGAGCGATTCCCGCACGACCTGTTCCTGCGCCAGATTGAAAAGCCCGTCGCCGGACAAATCCCACTGGCGGCCCGTCTGCACGAGGCGGCGAAACGGAATGTCCTCCGGGTCGGCGCAGTCGGGCACGAACGTGTCGTTGGTGTTCACCTGCGCGGTAAACTGCCGCGTGGTAAGCCCGCACACGGGCACGAAAACTTCGGGCGCTTCGCCATCGCCAATCAGAATGTCGATGTACGTGCCCTTGACGATATCCGGCGCTGCCATGGTAGCGGCCTCCCTTCCTGGTTACGTTAAGCCGAATCGCCCGACTCGTGCAAGTTGGGCGTGAGCGCCTGCGGCTCGGCGAGGTCCGCGGGGAGGTTCCCCGGCAGCGTCTCGGCGGGCTTGGTGCGCTTCGCTGGCGGAGTCGCCTCCGACAGTTCCTTGGCGGCGCCCGCGGCCACCGCCGCCTCGCCTGCTTCGCGCCTTACGGTCCCCTCATACCCGGCCTTGTACGCCGTGACGGCCCGGGAGGGCCACGTGTGGTCGTAATCGCGCTCGAATTTCACCCGCATGTCGGCCTCCTAGCTGCTCACCGAAACGTCAAAGGTCGCGAAGGCGTGGAACGCGGATGCGTCGCCGCCGTCCTGCAACACTTGGCTGCCGGTCCACGTGATATAGGCTTTGGCCGGAAAGGGGCAGTCGGTGTCGTCGCCGTCCAGCTGCACCTCCGCCCCATCCTCGCCGCCGAGCAACGCCACGCACACGCGGATGATGGCCGCCGCCATTTCCTCTCCGCTCACGGTGTCGTCGCCCACTCCGCCCGTCTCGGCATAAGCGTGCACTGCGATGGTCGTGGTGGACCCGTCCATGCCGCTGGCCGCGAACGGGGCGGCGATCGGCACACCGACGCCGACAAAGGGCCAATCCACGTTGGCAGGACGCTGCGGCGGGTACACCCGGTCCGCGACCAGCACCTGCACGGTGGGCGCGCGGCGCAGCATCGCCACCAGCTTTTGCCGAACGAAAAGGCCCGCGTCGTTAGCCACTGCTCGCCACCACCCTGTTCACGGCCCGAACCACGCGCTGCGTTACCCGCTTGCGCGCTTTCTTGGCGGCCGGGCGCATGTACGGGCGCTCCGGCAGGTTCTGTTTCTCGCTGCCCAACTCCTGCGCCGCGGCGTACGGGGCGTTGCTGCTCGTCTGCGCTTTTAACGGCCCGGTTATGGCCGCCTCGATATTGTTGGCGAGCACGCCCGTATCGTTGTTCGGCGGGTCCGGCGCGGTGGACGGCGTGTGGTTCTTGCCGCTGGTCGCGCCGCGCGTGATGGACAGCTGCGCCTCAATCTGAATGTCCTGCGCGCCACCGTACAGCGCGCGCGTGACGGCCTCCACCGCGCGCGGCCCTTGGATGCGCTCGAGGCGGCGGCGGTGCGCCTCCACGCCCGTCATCTTAACCATTGGCGGGGGCCTTTACCCGGACGGCCCGGGCGCGCCAGTACGCCCCGGCGGGGTCGCGGTCGATGGGAGCGGCCAGCCGCCACCGCGTTCCCGCGTACGGCCCCTCGTCCACCACCACCTCGCAATCGGAGTCGACTCCGCCGTCCAGCGTGTCGGCGAGGATGAACACGGCGCGGTCGGTGTCGGTGTAGCCCTCCGCGGCCACCATGCGCTCCGTGCAGCTGTCCACCTGCGCGCGGCACGGGCGGTCCGTCTGCTCCCGGCGCAGCCTGCCGTTTCCGCCGTACGTCTCCGTCGTGCCGTACACGTGGGCAGGCAGGTACAAGGGGGCGAATAACTCGCCGAACAGGGCCGCGACGCCGCCGCCTAGCAGGCTCATGGCAGCCGCCGCGTGTCGTTCAGAATGCCCGTTGGGCACCAGCCGTAATCGGCGCGGGCCGCACCAGGAACGACACGCGGGCCGCCCTTCACGCGGCGCAGGGCACGCTTGTACGACTGGCCGTACGTCGTGGCGTCGAGCGTCCCGCCGCTGGCCGCGGCCACGCGCTTGTCGCTGAAATTGGCGGAGAACGACCCGCTGCGGATCCCGGTAACGCCCGCGCGCGCGTAGCGCGTCGTTTCATCCTGCGGCTCGAGGCCGGCGAGCGCCATGGTGTGCGCGGCGTAGTCGATGATGGCGGGGCCGTATTCCGCCTCCGGCCACGAGGTGTCCACGGCCTGCGTGGACGCGCGCGCGATATGCGCGTTGATGGTGGGTTCCGCCACCGCGGCGAATGCCGGGTAAAGAGCGGTGAGGTCGGCAGCGGTGGGTACGGTGTAGGCCATCGCTGCCGACTCCCTGCGTGCCCCGGGTGCCGCGCCCCGGGGCGGTGTGATTACTGGCCGCGCGCCAGCTTCAAGAGCGTGTCGCGGTCGGCGTCCGCGGCGGGCGCGTTGCCCGTGATGGCCTGCACGGTCGCGCGCAGGTCGTCGTCGCTCATGTTGTCGAGGTCGTCCGACTGCTCGCCGCCGGTGCCCGACTCCGCCTTGGCCTTCCGACCGGCGAGGATGGCCGCCTGCAGGTCCGCGGCCTTGGTCGCGCCGCCGACGTCGATGCCTTCCGACTTGGCCAGCTGCTTCAGCTGCATGGGGTTGGACGGCAGCCCCTCGCCGCTGGTCGCCGCCTGGTCGGCCTTGGCGTCGCGCTTGGCCGCGGTGTCGAAATGGAAATTGCCGGTGCCCTTGGCCGACTCGTACTCGTGGTCGTCCATTTCGACGTCCGAAAGCGTCTGGCCGGGGGCCAACTCGATATAGCCCTGCGCCGCGTGCAGGCCACGGGGGCCGGGAGCGGTGTTGCGGACGGTGTGCTTTGCCACGGTGCCTGTTCCTTTGCTGGTTTGCCCGAACGATGGTGGGGCGACCCGAAAGCCGCCCCACCGCCGTTAGATGCCGTCGCGGTACGCCGCGCCCTTGGGGCGGCGGAATTCGACGCCGCCGATGTTGAACAGGCCGGGCACCTCCCACGTGAACGACCCCTTTTGGAAGGGTTCGAAGAATTCGTGGGGGCCGGGCAGGTACAGCTGCACGACGTCGCGCTGATTGGCATAGGCCATCATGCGCGCCGTGCCGCCGTTGCCCGCCGTTTCGAGCTCGCGGCTGCCCATGATGTTCAGCGGCTGGCCCGTCTCGAGCGTGTACGAGTTGTTCTCGCGCACGAATTTCAGAATCGTGTCGGTGCCCTCGCCGATGCGGGTGCGCGACAGATACTGGAGACGGCTCGACGGCAGGAGCAGGGTGTTGGCCCGCTTGGTTTCCATCGTCGAGTTGTACGGCGCGTCGAGCAACAGGTTGATATCCCGGTTGATCTGGTCCGCCGTCTTGTTCGCGAACAGCGGCGAGTTGCCGCCGCCACCGGCACCGTCGCTGGCGACCATCGCCTGCGGCACCAGCGCGTTGTTCACCAGGCCGCCCATGTTCTTGGACGAGTCGCCGCGCATCGCCAGCGCGTAAATGCGCGCGTCGGCGACGGTGCGGGCCGCGCGGGCCTTTTCGCTGCCGAGATTGCGGCCCATCATGGCGGCGCGCTCGAGTTCCTGCCGGTGCCACTCGTAACCGATACCGGCCAAGTGGTTTTCCTGCAGAAACTGCGTCGTGCTGATATCCGCGTA